CATAAAATCCAAGTCCTGGCAGAAATTTAAAATGGACAAAATATTGGATCTTATTTTTCTTTAGATCATTGGGCGCATAATTCCTTCTAATAGAAAGAACTAATCGGCTACCTTCTTCTACAGTTACTATGTAGGGTAATTTTATTCCTGTTGGTTCTCCATCCGCACCAACTTCTTCAAAACCTTCTAAGTCTAAATTAACATGACATTCTAAAAGAGTATAAGTATTTTCTTGTTTACCTGTTTTCTTAGTTCCGTCTAACTCTCTTTCTTTTTTCTCAACATCATTTTGTTCAACAGTTCCAGGCGGTGCTAAATCTACATCTCTATAGAAACCAGATACTTGTTGTTTTCTTAATTCATTCTCTGACATTTTAACAACATGAATAACAGACTCTGCATCATCTAAACTTGTAGCTGTGTACGGTACAACTAATTCATCTGCAGGTACAAACTTTGATACCACTCTTCCAAGAGGAACATCGTAGTAAACTTTTTTAAATGTAGAACCAGCTAATGGTAAATGAAATAACATTGAGTCAAACTCTTCTTCGTATTCTTTCATTTGATCCATGATTAAATAATTCATGTAATCTTTTACACGACCTGCTTGTTGTTCTGTTTGTGGATTTTGAATACCTATAATCTGTGTTCTTACAGGTCCGTCACTTGGTAATAATTCTTTGTATGCTTGTGCTTGAAACTGTGTTACTGCTTCTGCAAGAACTGGGTGTGTTGCACCACTTGCTCCTTGAAAGGGTTCTGTTCTGTTTTCATATTTAAAACCTAATAGATCTAAACCAGAAGTATAAGATTGTTCCCAATCTTTTCTTGATGCTTTGTAGTCCATATAGTTATTAACCATATCACCACCAATTGGTTCTAAAATATCGTCTGGTAAAATATCTGCTAGATTGTCAAAATGATTTTCAGTTCCAGGTATATTGATTGAACCTGGTTCAAAGTTTAATGTTACACCACCGTCTTCTTCAGGTGTAACTTCTACAGGTAATTTTTCTTCTACTTGTTCCTCAACGACTTCTTCAGCCGGTATATCTACTTCTGTTCTGACTTCGTTGGGAAGCGATTTGTCTATGTCTGCCATTTAATTTCTCCAGTCTGATTGTTTTAACTTGTTTTAAAGGAACATTCAACCCTTGAGGGTTAGGTCCTCGTAAAGGGGGTATTGTTGTTGTGAGCTTTTTAACCATTATTCTCCTAGTAAATATCCAATACCACCATCGGCAGCACCTTCTCTAGCTTTAGCTTTTTGAATAAGTTTCTTAATTTTTTCCAAATCTATTTTTAATGGTTTTTGTTTTTTCTTTTTTTTAGGTATTTTAACTTTAGCTTCGTCTCTATTTTGAGCAAGCATTTCTCTTATTTCAGATGCATACATTTCCTTTGTTCCAGGATTACCCACAGACATTCTTTCAAGTTCAGACATGGGCTCTCTTAGTACATCATTAAACATAAATTTTTTAGTTCCTTCTGCAAGACCTATACGACCACCTTTTGAAAAACCTATTGTCATATCTTCTTCATCGACAGGTTCATTTATTTGATCTTTTGTGTAATCATATAAATTTTTTAACTGCATTGCTTTTCTAAAATCTATAGCACCTAGTGATGGATTTAATGTATACAAACCAGTTCTAAGTATACTTCTTGTAAGAGGATTATTAATAGGACTGTTTTTTATTTTATCTATTGCACTTGGATTAGTTATACGTCTTATTTCTCTTGGAGTGTAACCTGCATTAACTAACATTTGAACCATGTTCTGATCACTACTACCTCTATCATCTACTGGATCTGGTCCTTTGTCCCTGCTTGTTGTTACATTACCCGTTGGAGAAACATTTGCACTTTTAGCTGTAGCTGCTCTTGTGTCTCCAGACACAGTTGCCATATCAGCACCACCTTTAAAACCGATACGCATAATACCACCATCTTTTTTTCCTTCTTGTCTCATTTCTTCTAACACTAACATTAGTGCAGATAGTTCTGACATAGTGCCTGCCATTTCACGAACACGTCTTTCAACTTCTTTCTTGTCCTCTGGACTTTTGTTCTTTGTGTATTCATCTATCAAACGAGACATTAATAATAAATCCTTTTCGGTTTAGCTTCTTTTTGATCTATGTAATCTTCAGGGTGGTCAATCAATCCACCTTGTCTAAAACGCATGATCGCTTGTGTTGTACTATCAACCAAGTCATCATGATCGCCATATGGGAATGCTGCGCACTCCTCAATAACTTCCTCAGCAAACTTTTGCTCGGGAGCCCATATCATACCAGATTCAAACAAAGGTGCAACTGCATTCACACGTGCGTGCTTATCATTTCCTTTAGACGGTGTAAAGTTAACAACTGGTATATCCATCTTCCTCAACTCATAGGTCAACGGCAAACCACTAGCTTTCGCCTCAACTATGACAGATTCTGGTTTCCAATACTCGTATTGTTCAAGAGCCAAGCGCCTTAGTTCAGGGAACTCGTATCGTCCTTTTATGGCATCGAGTAATATTAAATTAGCACCACTGTCTTCGTCTGGATAGAATATACCCCAAGTGGTTATAGCAGAGTAGTCAGCTGTTTCTTTTTTTAAAAAAGCTGTGTCGTAAGATTGTATGACATGCTGTAACTGAGGTATCTCCTCATCAGTATAAGTTCGCCACCACTCTCGTTTTAAGATTGCACCTTCTTCAGCTGTAGGGTTTTGCATCCACTGTGCATTCCATTTAGCAACGGGCAGTGTTGCTTTTACTTTTTCTAGTTCGTCTTGTTTCCAATATTCAGGCCAGACTGGTCCATGATCCATGATTGCTGGAAACTCGACCACGTGCCACTGATCAGCTTTAGCCTCACTTTGATTTTTAATTAACATACCAGTTAGATCTTTAGTAGACCATCTAGTCATAACTAAAACTATCTTACCACCTGGTTGCATCCTTTGTCTTGGACCAGAGGTATACCATTCGTAGGCTCCCTCTAATGCAGTCTTGGACATTGCATCTTGTTCAGAGTGTGGGTCATCTATTATTAAAAGATCTGCACCTCTTCCTGTTATTGCACCACCAACACCAGCTGCAAAGTATTCACCACCTTGTGCAGTTTCCCAACGTCCTGCTGCTTTTGAATCTTCTTGTAAAGTTGTTTTAAAAATTTTTGCATAATCTTCCGAGTCGATTAGGTTCTTGGCCTTACGACCGAACCTAATCGCTAGTTCTCCCGTGTGCGTTGCTTGAATGATCTTGAGCTTCGGCTCACGGCCCACCATCCAAGCCGGTAGTAAGAATGAGGCAAACTCCGACTTAGTATGTCTTGGGGGCATGTTAACTATCAGACGATTTATTTCGCCTGTAGCCAATTTATTAAATTTGTCAGCAATGTGTCTATGGTGTGAGCCTTCTATAAAATCTGGCCATACACATTTAACAAAAGATAAGAAATCATTTTTAGCCTTATTCTGTATCTTTTTTTCTGCGTGCATCACTTGCAGCTGTTTAAAATGTCTACGCACATCTGCAGGAAGTTTACTTATATCTACATTATTCAAATTCATTTAAAATTTTGCAAAATTTTTTTAGGGTTACTATACCTAATGAAAACGATTTTACCAACTATAACAGTCTAACTCTTGCACCTTGCACCTAGTCGTAGGATCCCTTTTTGTAAAAAAAGGGGGGTCGGTGTTCCGTGTTCTTTGGTTTTTGGCTTTGGCTTAGGATCCTTTGGCCATGGATCACGGATCTTTTATTACTAACGATAATAGTGCGTTATCAATAGTAATGGTTGATAACTCGTTATTATCGGAACTTATAAAGAGTTAAAAACTTTCTTAATATCCTCGTATCCTTCGGCAATTGGTTTGGTTCTACAACCAGAGGTTGCGAGCTCATGGATCATTGACCCTTCAAAAAGTTTCGGAGACCTCGGATCTTGGGTCTTAACAAGAATAAAAGTATTCTTTGAATGTTTAAAATGAAAGGCAATTTGATGAGGTGAGAAAGAGATTTTATTACCTTTTGAAACTTTTAGTTCTACTGTAAAAAAGGTATTATTAATATTATAGCCCAATAGATCTGGAGTACCAAGAAGACTATTATTTTCAATTCTAATCCAACTAATTTGATCAATATTCTTTTTAATTTCATTATAAAATTTGCTTTCAGATTTCATGAATTTTCAAAGTAACAAGTGTATTTAAAACTGCTACAACTCAAGGTAGTAAACCTGGATATAGTGGTTGTAAATCTATATATAGTGGTGCGACATATTTATACACTTATCAATACATTATTTTCTTTTTTTCTATAATCTATCCTATAAAGTCCCAAATATATAAATATAAAAACGAAAGGCATAAAATGAGTAAACTACATCATACAGAATATAAAAAGAATTATAAAAATTATATTCTGTCAACAATTGAAGAAGATGGAGAAGGGAAACCATTAACAACAGATCAAGAAAAGATTAATTATATTTTTGATCGTTTTAATTCTGAATATGGTTTCATGATTGAAAGAGTTGGAAAACAAAAAGCCATGTCAGAGTGGTTGAGTGGTTTGGCTTTAGATATTGAATACTATTATGATGATATCGTAAAACTAGCCATTGAAATGGGTTCAATAGATCCTAATCCAAGCGATAAATTAAGAAATAAAGTCGAACAAGGTTATTGGGATTTTATGTCAAATGTAATCTTAGGATTTGAACCAAAGGAGAATAATTAATATGAATATAGATGAATTAAAAATATTAGTTAAGCCAAAATATTATTTTGGTTACTTACAAGGTGTTACTGTTCATATAAATGGAAAGAAATTTCCAACAGAAAAGAATTTTGTATATGCACATAACAAGGACAATAAAGCAGTTCGAACTGCTTTGATTGATGGTGGTTATACTGAAAATCATGAATTAGTAAAATCAGCATTACAAAAAGAAATGAACCAATAGAAAGGATAAATACAAATGAATATAATAGAACAAGTAATTGAATATCTAGATGATAATCAAATACATTTAGATAGAGCAATTAAAGATGATAAAAAAGCAGAAAATATATGGGCTAGAATTGAGGATTTAAAATCTGACCTTGAAGAACTAACAGAAAAGAAAGGATAAATACAAATGAACAAAGAACAAGATAAACAAAGTTTAAAAGATGTTGTTGGTATAATTCAACAAACTTTTAAGAACATGGAGAAAAAAAGATATAAAATTGTAAAGGGTCTATTTTATTTTGAAATTATAGACACTAAAAATAATTTTATTGTCGGATCTCAAGAAACCAGATCAGACGCAGAAAGAATAATTAAAAAACTTGAAAAAGGAGGAAACTAAAATGAAACTAGAGTTAAAAAAAATAAAAGTTTGCAAATGGGCAAGTGAGGAGACTCATTGTTATCAAGCGACTTTATATAGAGATGGAGTACCAATAATCGAAGTTTCAAATGAAGGTCACGGAGGGTCAGACTCTCAATGGGCAATAAAACCATTTGAAAATAATATTATTGATGAGGTTGAAGATTGGTGTAAAAAAAATCTTCCTAAATGGAAAGGTCATAATAATGAGATGTATGATACAGACCTTGAAATTTGGTGTAACGAACAAGTAAACAAGCATTTAGTTGAAAAAGACTTGCAAAGGAGTTTTAAAAAAGATTTAAAAAATAAAATTCTATTTGTCGAAAATAATAAACTTATGCAATTTACTTGGAAAAAATGTAAAAAGTTAACAAGTCGACATTTTGAATATTTTAAATCAAAATATCCAAAAAGAGATGTTTTAAATTTGAAGAATAAAGACTTGGCTTTTGAAGTGTATAAAAAACATATGATATAGAAAGGAAAAATAAAAAATGAAAACGGTAAAACTAACAGAACAAGAACACAAATTTTTGAAAGATTGTCTTGATGATGTTTACCATAGAGAAATGGAACTTGGATACGGACAAGATTTTGAAGATCAAGGAGATGTTAAGGCAAGAAAATATTTACCAAAAATAATAAATAAATTATAGAAAGGATAAAATAAAATGTACGAAGAAATGCCAATGAAAGAAAGCAGAATAAAAAATATGAGTATTTTCGATTTATACGATTGGATCGAATACAACACGGATCAAAATTATCATACAGAAAACATTGTTATAATTGCAATGAGATTTGGAGATGATGAAGATATTGAAAATGCTAAATATGTAATGAAAAGACACGAAGAAGAAACATGCATGACCGAAGATCTAAGAAAGTTTAGAGATTACATTTTTGAAAAGGTCATGTCTAAATTAGATTATACTGCAAGAGATTACATTAAAAAAAGATTATGAAAAAGAATTTACCAACTCAAGATAATGTAAAAAGGCTCATGGAACAGACTTTAAAAAATATCTTGAGTTGTGTAGGTGGGGTATATTATAATAAATATAAATTAAAATTAGAAAGGAAAAAGAAAAATGAAATTAAGTAAAGAACAACAAAAACAAATCATGAAAGACAATCCAATGCAAGGGTTTGACATTTGTTCAAAATGCGAAAATGTTCAATTATACGGCACAATGAAAGATATTAATGAAATTGATTTTGATTTAATATGTGAAGAATGTAAAAAATGGGGGTTAAAATGAAAGCTAAAGACTACAAAGGCATAGAAGACTATATAAAGCAGAAAGACATAGAGAAGAAAAAAAGAATGTTGAAAGGCACAATTATTTGCAAAGCGAAGAAATGCGATAATTATTTATATGGGAACCAAAGCACAACAAACAGAGAATATTGCTCAGATTGTTTCTAAGCTCTAGTGTTGTATTTTTGCAACATGCTGCATTTATGCAACACAACCAGGAATTGAAAAAAAATTTATTTTTTTCTTGTAATATGTTTGGGATAGTGTAGGACTATATTTGATGTTTAATAATTTAAAAAATAAAAAAGGAGAAAGAAAAATGAAAAAAGACAAATTTGGAATAGAAATAAAGGTTGGCGATTTTGTATATATAGACTCCTACACGGGAATGGAGTTTGGAACATCTGCAGGAACAATACAACAAATTAAAAAAATTGGTAGCAAAAGAATACATTTTGATAGTGGTCATACTAATTTAAGAAAAGCACAATTTGAATATATTACTAAATATACTTTAATCAGCATGGGAAAAAAAATTGAGCATTATGGAACTTTTTATCACCCATTGTTTGTAAGAACAGCGACAAATGATGAGATGTATAATTCTATTGTTTCTAAATTAAAAAAAGGTGCTGATGAAGAATTATCAAACGCATTAATAAAAAATGAAACTCACAGATATGAAAATAAACTTGGTAATTATAAATTAAAAAATAGTGGACATGGTTTTAGTGTAGTTTGGACTTTGGAAAAAGGTTCAGAGATTTTAAATAATATGGGGGCAATATGATTGAAGACAAACAAAGAGAATACAGAGAAAGAGTATTAGCAGAAATAGAAAGAAATAAAAAAATACAAAAAGAGAAATCAAAAAAGAGATACAATGAGGATAAAGATTTAAGAGAACTTAAAAGAGTTTTAAAGTTAGAAGAATTTAAAAAACAAAATCCAAATAAAAAATTAGTTACAAGATTAGTTTATAAAAATGGAGAATGGGAGAGAATAGAAATTTGTCAACTTGAAGAAGACAACATCATAATTCAAGAAAAGAAAGCTAATAAAGAAAAATGGGATAGAATAAATAATTGGTGCAATAAACTTTCTAAAGCAAACATAGAAAGAAAACCAAAAAGATATCATAAACCACCACAAGATTTATCAATTCATACTCATAGTAAATGTAGAGTGCCTACATTTGCAAAAAGAAAAGGAGAGTAAATAATGGATAAAGTTAAAATAGAATTAACCTTAGATGAACTTCATATAATTATGAATATACTTAGTGTAAAATCTCTAAGTGGTAATTTAGATGATGAAGATAGGGTTTTAGGGAGAAAGATACATCAATCAATTAAAAAACTAGAGAAAGGAGGTAAGAAAGATGGAAAAAGATAAATTAGATTTAATTAAAAAAATAATTACTTTGGTTGACACCAAAGAAGGTCTTAAAAAAATCGAAAGTACAGTTGATGAAGTTTTAAGAACTCAATGGAATAAAGAGGAAAAAGATAGAGAAGAGTTTGAACAATGGAGAAAGGATAAAAACTCTAATTCTGAAATAGACTTACCTCTTTAAATGAGTCTAAAGGCGTAGTAGTGTTACATGCTACGCCTTTAGTAATCTTTTACATATCCTTGGGGTAATATTAATTTTTCTTCTTTGTTTGGTTTTAAAACAACTCTTATTGAAGTATCTTTTGGGTTGTTGCTTTCATGAACTTCAATTCTTTTAATTTCTTCTAAATAACCTTTACTAGTCATAATATAAATTCTTGCATCGCTAACGGCATTACCTCTAAGACCATTTTGGCCTTCAGTAAATTTATCTAAATATTCTTGTAAATGCTTAACGAACATTTTTTGACAGATCCTCTATTACTTTTTTGTAGCCTTCAACTAAATTTTTATTTTTTTCGTTCTCGTGAGCTATTTGTTTTAACTCCCAAATCTCTTTCTTTTGTTCATCAATTAACATTTTATAACCATCAATAGTGCCTTGTAGTGTAGCTTTTTGTTTTTTTAAATGATCTATTCTTTCCTCTAAATCATGTGGTCCTCTTCCATAAACTTTCATAGTTGACAATATAGGAGGGTTACCTTAAAAAGTCAATTATGGGTGTACCAAAAAGATTAACAGAAATGCAACAAAGATTTGCTGAACTATTGGTTTTCGGTGATGAAAGTGGAGTATTAACACAATCGGAGGCAGCGATTAAGGCGGGTTATTCTCCTAAAAGAGCAAGGCAAGAAGGATCTGAGCTTTGCAATCCTAAACTATCTCCACTTGTAGTGAAATATATTGGTGAACTCAAAGAAGAAAGATTAAAGAAACATGAAGTTACTTACGAGGGACACGTTGCAGAACTTGCTCGATTGAGAGAAGCAGCTTTGAAAAAAGGGAGTTTTTCCTCTGCGGTAAATGCCGAAGCAAACCGAGGGAAAGCTGCAGGATTATACATAGACCGGAAAATAATAAAAACAGGAAAGTTAGAGGACCTATCAGAAGCAGAGCTAGAAAATAAAATGAAACAAATTCTGTCAGATTACGAACCGCTTTTAACAGCGAAAACTGTCGAAGGTGAGTCATTTGAAGTTAAATCTTCTGAATCTTCTTTACCCAAGCCCGAGGAATCATAGTTCTATCTCCAAAACTAAAACCATCGTCATCTTTATCATAAGATGCAAATAATTTAATCGAGTGTTTGTCTTTGGAGTATAACCAACCTTCGTTTACTGGCATGGCCAATCTCATTCTATCAAACTCTTTTTCAGTAGCCCAGCCCGAATCACTTACACAATCGATCCACTCCACTCGGACTTTCGGATAAGGTATATCGGGAGTTTCGTTTAAGGCAACAGCTTTTCTTCTTTTCCTAGGCATGTATAGGATTATATCACAGATTAAAAAAATAAAAATATGCATTCGCGCGCGTGGAACGAAATTTGATAGTACATTAAAAAGTGTACTAAAAATAAAAAGTGTACCAAAAAGTGTACCATAAAACGCTATATTTTATGCTGAAAAACGATCAAAAGTACACTTGGACACTTTATTTCCTAAGAAAAAAAATATTTTTTTTTATTTCACTACAGAATACTATAGAACAGTTTTTTCTGTCTCTTTTTTGCCATAATGTAAATCAATTACTGCCAATTTTTCCTCTGCTTGAGCCATTTTCTCTAATAATTTGTCTATTTCTAGCGTAATATCTGGGTGTTCAGGTATCACAAGCTCGTGTTCACTATAACATTTAATTTTGTACATAGCATCTTCGATCTCGGCGTTATATCTAGATCTCATTACTTTAAGTAGTCTTTCGTTCATCAAAATCCTCCTTTTTTATATCTACTTTTGCTTGTTCTTTCTCATCAAACTTTATTTCGTTATACATATCAAGTCTTTTAAGAAATTTGTGTTTCCATCGCCTTAGTTCTGCCCCTTCAACGACAAATTCTTGATAATAAAGATCTGGAGTACAGATCATTATAACTCCCTTTTCAATTGCAGAATTATAAACATAATCATGAGCCATGGCGTATGCTGCAATCTGCATGAAGTAATCTTCTATCCAATCTTCTCTCTTAGGTCGATTAGCTTGTTTAAAATCTACAATTGCATCTTTACCATTGTGACTACAAACCAAGTCAGTAGACCCAGCATATAACCCAGGATAATACATCGTAACTTCCGAGCCGTAATATTCTTCCACTGGCGCAAGACCCACTTCAATAACTTTTTCGGCCATGGACTTCGCCTCTTGTCCAAGCCCCGTAAGATCATCGTACCCAACTCCCGTGATATGACATTCGAGGAATTTGTGCATGCTAGTCCCTCGCTTACTAGATAAATTCTTGATTCGTTCTGCTTGTTGCTCACCTACTTTGGCCTTCCATTCCGTTAAAAATTTTTGATCTTTGGTCTTGCCTAATATAGTAGTTACACTCGGAAGTCTATAACCTCCTACATCATAGATCCGTGATCCATGTTCCATGAGCTGTTTTCCGTCAACGTAGTTATATTTATCGTTCTTCTTTATCATTTTTTTCTACCTTATTAATTATATACCAAGCAATTACACCACCAATAATAATGGCAAACATACCAAGTATAAACATTCCTAGTCCATGAAACATGGTCATTCTAAACTGTACTCCTATCATATACATTTTCTATTCTTAGTTTCTTCTCATCTTTTTCAACAAGGTCAATTGCTATTTCTTTTAATTTAGGGTTAGCGTGATCCCAAAGATAAACCGCATTACGAAGGGATATACCACTTGCTGAAGTCCAACCTTGACCATTTAAATTAAAATAAGGATCGCCATCATGAATAACATCGTTAAAATTATCTATTACAGAGCCTTTTTTAGTTTTAATTTGGGTGTCTGCTCCTTCAAACATTAGATCTAAAAGTTTACTAATCTGTCTACTGTAAGTGCTATAAGTATTCATAATCTGATTATTACCAAACTCTCCTCTACCCGTTTTCCATTTATTATCTAAAGCGTCACTAACAATATCACCATAGTTACTATTTGTGATAATTTTTAAAAAATCTCTGTATGTATATCTATCTATTTTGTCTTGTTTTTTTTCTCTTTCCTTATAAAGAAGTTTTTTATGTTCTTCATTGTTCTCCCATTCTACTTTCCGAAAATATTCGTCCCATAAAATTTTATTTAAAGAGTCTTTCCAATCTTTAATTGATTTTTCTACGGGTTGTAATTTTAAATGAAAAAGTATGCCTTTTATCATGTCAAAATTAAACCATTCACCTCTGGTATTATATTGACTTAATACATGATGCCAATATTTTTCATCACTAAATATATAACCCAACACATAAAGTTTTCTTGGATTACCGGTAGAGCAACTGCTTAATCTAGAATAAACCGCTTTCTCATTATCGGGATCTTCTATTTGGTTAAAATTTTTAGGAACACATTTTCCTATTTTTACATGGGAGAAACCATGATCATTAAAGTCAATAATAAAATAAACTAATTCTATTTCTTTATCTGTTTTATCTTTCCAAGGTAGTTCTGTCATTCTAAACTCATAATCTTTTTATAATCCGCTAAGCTCACAACTTTACCATTCATAATTTCTAAGTGAGATGAATAGTGGTCAATAATTTTTTGTATTTTATCTAATTTAACATGGGCATATGGCCATAGCAGCCGAGCTACATAATAAGCTTCTCGGTGTTGACAACGCCAACGCCATTGTTTTTTCCAACCAACAGTATACTTAGTTTTATATCGTTTAGGGTTGACTGTTCCCACCCCTAAAACTTCATGAACCCATTTTAAAATAGATTTATCCGTCATAGCTATTTCCATGCGTATAGACCAGGTCGGATATGGTTTTTTGTTATGGGGTCTTTGTCTCATGTATTGTTTGTAAGATACACACCCCTCGCCATCAAACAAACCAGCTATATAAGCTATGTTAGTATCATTCATTAGTTAATAGACTCATCGCCTTTAACGACTTTTTCTTCAACAGTTTCATAAAACTCCCCTTCTGAATCACAACTCCAACATTGGTGTACTTCACTATTCTTTCTAAAGTCTTCCGATGTATCTCCAGTTGCAACTCTAATGTAACCATTGCCGTGGCAATCATTACAGATTACTTTTTTAACCTGACTTAGTTTTAATTTTGCCATTTAATTTTCTCGCTTCTTTGTTTGCTAACACTTCTATTGTTTTGGATATAGACAACTTGCCATCTGGCAATAATATCTTTGATAACTCTTCTAAAATAGAATATGTTTGTTTCTGAAGCGAAACATTTTTATATTTATTCATGTCCGTCATGCTTGTTTCCTTTCATTTTAAAATTACTTTTAATAGTATATTATAGGATTGTCAATGAAATTTGTTTTAGGTATTCTACTTTGTTCTCAACTTACAGGAACTTGTATGCCACCATACCAATGGCCAGAAAAATTTGATGATGGCTATGATTGCATGGTCCAAGGTTATGTTGCAGCTTTAGAAAAGATAGAAGAAATAGGGCGTGAAGAAGTCAATAATAACAAGATATATATTAAATTTGGTTGCTATCCAGAACAACAACTAGAAGGCGAACCCACTAAATTTGACACGTTAGTCAAATTATGGTACTGAGAAATATCTTCTCACCATTTACCTACCCTTATTTTTTAGTTCCCTCTCTAGGGTAGGTTTACCTCATTATACAACCATAAAAATCTCCGCTGCCATCGTTCATGACGTGGGCGTTAATAGGATAGTCAGCGTATGTTGTTAGTTTTAATCTTATGATGTCACAAAGGTCGAAAAAATTTAGCTGGCCGAATAACATCATGTCTGCCATCATCTGTTTTGTTATTGGTATTAAACTGTAAATTCCATCGTTCAACACTATAATATCCATTTGCAAACTCCTCTATAAGTTTGTACCAAAGTTTTTTATACTTCGGATCCTTCGTCTTGTTCCAAAGATTTGCGATTTCGTCTATCTGGTCTTGTGTGATCACCTTTTCTATTCCCCCATTCAACTATTTTTTTAATACCATGCCCTAGTAACTTTACATTTACGCCATAAGGTTTCCAAGCCTTACGCATAATGTTAAGCTCTAGAACAAAGTTACTCCATTGTTTTTGAGTTATGCCTTCAACGTTAAGTGTTATCTTTTTCATTCTTTCGCAATCTTTTCATTGTATTGTACATTTCTTGTAACTGAAACACACCACAGTTTAAAACAAAGAAAGTTATATCATCTCTCATTTCTGTTTGTTCTTGATAGGCTTTCTCTTTATTTTTCTGTTGCACTTCTGGTATGCCCCATTTAGTTTGGTCTGTCATGTTTTCCTTTCTGTTACCGAATCAATATAGGACTTTATATGACATGTCAAGTCTATTGTGGTCTCCCTTGGCGGTTGTATTTTTTATGATGTCTTTTGGTATTTTTGTTTAATTTTTTTGAATGTCGTCTTGGTCTTTTACGAGGTTTATCTCTTTCAACGTATGCTTTAAATTTCCTCGCCATACCCAAATAATTTTTCTATTATAGACATAGGTGTGGTTTGTGTCAAAGCTGGTAAATAACTTATTTTACCATTTACATGTTGCTCTAGATCTGCACCACAACTTATACATCTAAATAATTCTGGTGAAAGTCCAACAAGAATTGTCAATTCATGACAAGTCGGACATTTCCCGTTCACAATCTCTGCGTGTAATTTTATGTATTTTCCGTTCATATACTTTCTTAGACTTTACCACACGTTGATGATATCGTCTATCCTTTAATTCTTTTGCAGCTTTATTCGATGATAAGTTTTTTAATTGATTTTGAGCCATCAATGTTTGATTCTAATTCTGCCTCACCCTTCCAGCATTTGTACATTATAGTTTCACTATACTGTCTTTCAGCTTGACGTTTACCGCGTAAACATTGTGCCATACCATCAACCTGCAAACGAGCTTCTTTAATTTCTGCGTTTACAAACATAAGTAGGGCTACTACAGATTCTATCATTGTGAGTAACTTCCATTCTTGTAGCCAATCTCACGATTAGCATCTTTTAATTTTTCAATATCAGCCAAAACTTTATCCATCTGTGTTCTTAAAAATTGTATGTTTACTTTGTTCAATGCCATATCTTCAACGTGTTTATTAATTTTATCCGTGGTCTTATAAAGATCCTCGATCATCATGAATTGCTCAGAATCAGCGGGTAATGAACCTAGTTGTCCACGTGGCCATTTGATTCTAAACTCTGTGTTCTCTTCAAGATCCTTCTCCATTATCTGTATACGAGTGTCTGCAACATTGAGACGTTCTATAATTTGAAAATAACCCATTGTGCCAAGTGCCACAATAATTATCAGACTAGCAACCGTTTTCATTGGCATCTGCACGGCGACCTCTTCTCCGATGTTTAATGGTTTTTTATTCATTTGGTCCTATAAACTTGTCGCCCATAAGTTTTATATCAGGATTATCTTTCTTGTATTGATCTTTTAAATCATCCCAATGACTGCCTTCAGGCTTTTTATTTTCAGGAATTATTATACCAGAACACTTTGAAACTAGCAATGCGAAGTTAGGATTACGTGCAATAGTAGGGTTATTATTGACTTTTCCACACATTTTCATCAATTCTAATTGTTGTTTTAATTGTGCATTTTCTGTCTGTATCTCTCTAAATTCTTTTGTACAGGCTGAACCTAAATATTTTCTCCAGGTAAATCTTATCGATTGATCGTCACTAGGGCTGCTATAATTGTTAGTAGGATCGTAGTGTCTATACCTACTTTCATGGTCCCTTTGTTCGACCGATATG